GCTGACTCGTTCCCGTTCGGCAAAATGCAGTCTGATTCCGTCGGTGGTTATGCCGACGTGCTGATCGTTCAGTAATGGCCCTCGCCCGTTTCAGAGAAGTGGCTGACCGTGTGGACGCATTGCTGGTTAGTCGTTTGGGCGATCCGGTCACCCTCGCAGACGGGCGCGACATATCAGGGGCCTTTGCCTCCCCATTTGTCGGCGCCGAAATTGGCGGAGGGAAAACCGGAGCAGCACGCCTGGGCGGGGCAATCAACGCCGACGAGGTGTTAGAGCCCACCCTGACCGCGCGAGTGGTCGACGTGCAAGGCGTCAAAAAGGGCGACCATTTAACCATTGAGCTGCCGCCCCTGTTGGGTGGTGGCCGTTATAAGGTTGTCCGTCTAAAGCCCGATGGTTCCGGCATGGTCGACTTAGTATTGAGTGTGTCCAATGAGCGAACTGACGACATTACATGATGCGATCACTCGCATTATTAGCAAACAGATGCCCCGAGTTGTGCATGTTGAACAGTTCCCCGAATTGGGTGCTGAGGTTATGACGCCGGCGCTGTTGTACGGGATCACTGATATGGCCCCGGGCCAGGATCGGGGGGAGGGGAAAACGGCGATCATTGGTCGTTTCCAATCCTGCATTCTGGTGGAGGCAGACCGGCCCAAAGCATCGCTCCAAGCCGCTATCTTGGCTGGCCAAATGATGACGGTGCTAAAGGATCAGCTTTGGGATTTGGATTTTGTTACCGGCCCGCCGGCGCAGGTCCACGCCCAGCCTGAAGCCCCAACGCCTGAGCTTGAACAGTTCGTCATGTGGTCGGTTCAATGGATTCAGCCTTTCGAGGTGGGCGAGTTCACTTGGCCATGGCCTGATGAGCCGCCCGGGTCTTTGCTGGTCGAAATCGAGCCTGGCGACGGCCCGGTTGCGCCCGAGGATCTGACGTGAGCTACGTCAGTGCGGAGCATGACCGCATGATCGCCGCCATGCTGATGCCTTGTGTGGTGGTCGGCGTGGATCTGGCGGCCCCGGCGGTGCGTGTCGGCAATGGCGAATGGACCAGCGCCTGGGTGCGTTGGCATAGCCTGGCGGCCGGCAAGGCGCGACACTGGCGCGCGCCCAGCCTGGGCGAGCAGGGGGTGTTGTTCAATCCCAGCGGCCAGGCAGGCATGGGCACGTTTATTCCAGGGCTGTACGGCAATGCCGGCGGCCCGCCGGATAACCGCGACCATGTGGAGGTGTGGCGCTTTGATGATGGTGGATCCCTGGTTTATGACTGGGAGGCCAAGAGCTACACAATCGCCCTGCCTACCGGCACGGTCACTATCAAGGTGGGCAGCACGGTTGTAACCGTTACGGATAACGCAGTGAATGCGACGGTTGGCGGTACCGAGTTCGATCTAGCGCCCGGTTGGGCCGCGATCAAATCGCCTCAGATAGCGTTGATCGGTGCGGTAGAGATCGACGGCCCGTTACACGTAACGCAGACCATCACCGGTGATGCCGATATCTTGGCGGCCGGTAACAGCGACAACCACCACAAGCATTAACCAAAATCACCTACAGCCCGCCGCGTGCGGGTTTTTTCATGCCCGGAGAAAATCATGGCCAAGACCATCGAAAAGCCCGTAACCGACGAACAAGCCCCGTCCCTGACGTTCCGCGATCTGGTCTACACATCGCGCACGCTGGTTGTGCCTGGCACCGAACGCACTTACCCAGTGGTCAAGGCCCTGGTAGTGGTGCCGGAGTCTGACAAAGAGGCTGTGGTCTTCCTGAAGGCCAGCAGCGAATACGCCGCCCAGGAGGGCTAAGCCAGATGATCGGAATGGATCGCCACACCGGGCAGCCCATATCCGGCATCGAGCATCTGCGGCAGTCCATCGCCGATATCTTGAGTACGCCCCTTGGCAGTCGCCGGCACCGGCCGGACTACGGCAGCAAGCTACGCGGGTTTGTTGACTTGCCAATCAACGCTGGCTGGAAAAGTGCAGTTCAGGCCGAAGCGGCTCATGCCCTCGGCCGAAATGAGCCGCGCCTGAAGCTTGAGCGCGTAACGGCACTGTCGCTGCTGGACGGGAAAATCAATATGAGCGTTGCCGGCGAGTACCTGGGCGACAGCTTTGTCTTGGAGGTAAGCGTATGAGCATCGTGGATTTGTCGGCCTTGCCGGCGCCGGAGGTGCTTGAGCCGCTGGACTTCGAAGATGTCTACGGCGAAGCGTTGTCAGCGTTTCGCGGCTACATGGGCGACAACTGGAACGCCGCGCTGGAAAGCGATCCGGTCACCAAGGTGCTGGAGGTGGGGGCTTATAACAAGGTTGGCAACCGCGCCCGGGTTAACGATGCATGCAAGGCACTGCTGTTGGCACACGCCATCAAGGGCGACCTTGATCAACTGGGCGCGAACGTCAATTTGAAACGCCTGGTGATTCAGCAGGAGGACCTGCAGGCGGTCCCGCCGGTGGCTGAAGTCCTTGAGGATGATGATTCGTTTCGTGAGCGGATCCAGTTGGCCTATGAGGGGCTGACCACGGCGGGCCCGCGTAACAGCTACATCCTGCATGCGCGTAACGCGTCCGGCTTCGTGCGGGATGCCACTGCGGAAAGCCCTTCGCCAGCGCGCGTTACCGTAACGGTGTTGAGCACGGAAGGGGACGGAACATCCGCGCCGGATTTGTTGGCCACGGTCGCTAAGGCTCTGAATGACGAGGACGTCCGCCCATTGGGCGACCGGGTAACCGTCCAAGGCGCCGAAATTCTGAATTACCGAGTTGACGCGATCCTGCACATGAATAGTGCGGGGCCAGAAGGTGACGCGGCCCTGGCCGAGGCAAAAAGCCGACTAGCGAAGTGGATCAACCCCCGTAAACGCCTAGGTGTTGAGGTGGCGCGGTCTGCTGTGGATGCTCAGTTGCACGTTGCTGGCGTTTCGCGGGTCGAGCTGACCGGGTGGGCCGACCTATCACCTACCAAGGCGCAGGCGGCGTATTGCACCGGTTATGACGTGAGGTTGGCGGATGAGAAGCCTACTGCCCAGCAATAGCACGCAGTTAGAGCGGGCCCTTGAGGCTGCGCTTTACGAAAAAACCATTGTTCCGTTGCGCACGCTCTACAACGCCGATACCTGTCCGGCTCACTTACTTCTGCATCTGGCGTGGGCCTGGTCGGTTGATCGCTGGGATTACCGGTGGAATGAGGCGACCAAGCGTGCCGCTATCAAGGCCTCGTATTACATCCATAAGCACAAAGGCACGATTGGTGCGCTGCGCCGAGTGGTCGAACCCCTGGGCTACCTGATCGAGGTCATGGAGTGGTGGCAGACGGTGCCCGAGGGGGTTCCGGGCACGTTCGCCCTGAAGGTCGGCGTTCTGGATACCGGTATTACCGAAGAAATGTACGACGAGCTGACCCGGCTCATTGATGACGCCAAGCCCGTCAGTCGGCACATGACCGGGTTGGCGATCAGTTTGGAGACCACCGGTTACATCGGCGTCGGCGCCTGTGTAAGCGAGGGTGAAGTGATCGACGTTTACCCACCAACCCCCCGCGATATCGAGGTGACCGGCACTTATGGCCTGGTCATGTGTATTGATGAAATTGACACCCTGGACGTGTATCCATGATTGATCAGAACAGTCAGTTCTTTGCCATCCTCACGGCAGTGGGAGAGGCGAAACAGGCAAACGCTACCGCCCTAGGCCAGTCCTGGACGTTTTCCCAAATGGGCGTGGGTGATGCCAACGACACCGACCCAATCCCCAATCGCGCGCAAACCCGCCTGATCAACGAATGGCGCCGCGCAGGGGTCAATCAGGTGCGAACCGATCCGGCTAACCCGAACATCATCATCACCGAGCAGGTAATTCCCGCCGACGTGGGCGGTAAGTGGATTCGGGAAATCGGTCTGTATGACGCAGATGGTGACATGGTGGCGGTGGCCAACTGTGCGCCCAGCTTCAAGCCTTTGCTTGTGCAGGGGACCGGCAAGACCCAAATCATTCGGATGAATTTCATCGTCTCGAATGCCGCGAGCGTCGTCCTGAAGATTGACCCGTCGATTGTATTGGCGACCCGCGAATACGTTGATGCTCAGATTGTTGAAGCCATGGCAAAAATGGACTTCAAACACTCGGTGTTGGTGGCTACAACGGCCAACATCGCCTTGAGCGGCGTGCAGACTATCGACGGCGTTCTGTTGCCGGCGGAGGCGCGCGTTCTGGTGAAGAATCAGACGGTCGCCAAGGAAAACGGCTTGTATGTAGTTTCTTCGACCGGCGTATGGAAGCGCACCCAGGACGCAGACAGTAGCGTCGAGGTGACGCCGGGCCTGTTCGTCAGTGTAGAAACCGGCACCGTCAACGGCGACAGCGTTTGGCAGTTGGTGACGGATGCGCCGATTGTGCTGGGCACGACAGCTCTGGCTTTTGAAATGGCTGTGGGTCGTACAGGGGTCAGTGCTGGCTCTTACGCCAATGTCACCGTCGACAAATACGGTCGAGTAATCGCCGGCACCAACCCGACAACGCTTGCGGGATATGGGATTACCGACGCTATTTTGTCCACGCCACAAACGGGTGTGGTCGGCAAAATTGCTGACATCATGAAGCATGCCGTTGGGGTGTCTGCGAGCGGGACTACTGACAGTCACCCAGAATCAAACGGCGGCTTATTTCTGCACATGAAATATCCGGGTGTTACTGCTACGGCGTTTGACATTTTTGGGCATGTAGGCGGCGGCTATGACATCTTTGGCTTTCGCCGCGTGCTTGCTGATGGCAGCTATGTGTGGAGGACGGTGTGGCATAGCGGAAACTTCGACCCGACTCTCAAAGCCAACCTCGCATCCCCTGCGTTTACTGGTCTGCCTACGGCCCCGCTGGCCCCGGCGGCCAATAGCAATCAGGTGGCAAACACTGCATTCGTCTGGAACGCGGTGAACACTTATGCAACCACTGTTACCGCATCTCTTGCCGGAAAGGCTGATAAAGATAAAGCGCTAGCTGTTGGCGTTATCAGTCAGCAGCAGCCAGTGCTGGCATCACCAAGTACCGGATCCAGCGCCGCTTCTGGCGGTTTGATTATTCGAGAAGCGACGGCGGTGGGGGCGGCTCAATCCGGCGAGGATTTCAGCCCAGGGATCGGTTTCTACTGGCTTGGGCAAGCTGCTGGAAAGCTGATAATGGATGCTTTCGGAAAATTGAAGTGGAACGGCTTGCCAGTACTGACGGGCGCTGTAGCGAATCAAAGCGAGGTCGACACCGGCAGCACTGACACCAACGTCGTCACCCCGTTCAAAATGCGCTTCGGGTTCGCGATGAGCTTTACGGCAGCCAGCGGCTACGTGTTGTTTCCAACCTGGCTGGGCGGCTTGTTGTTCCAATACGGGCGGCTCTCTTTGCCCGGTGATTCCGGTCAGCTATTTACTTGGCCTCTCGCCTGGCCAGATAAGTGCTATTCGCTAAGCGGCGCGGTTTTGAGTGCCTTCGCGCGGCAAGAGGATAGCGTTACACCTCAATTCCGTCTGCTGACAAAAGTCGACGTGGTTATCGAGCGACAAGATAGCTACACGGTGACGGCCAACAACCGCGACATCTTTGTATTGGGGATGGGCAAATAAATGGCGATCCTTTTTTGTGCAGAAACTTGCGGCTTTTACCTGCCGGGAATGCAGCCCAAAGGCTTGGGGTGTGTGGAGATAACGAAGTTAGAGCATGAGGAGCTGCGGGCGCAAAACGCCGCTGGCAAGATCATCAGTGCAGGGCCTGGCGGTGTCCCTGTTGCCATTGATCCGCCGCCACCTACGAGCGAAGAAATGGCCGTCAAGGAGCGTGGATGGCGTGATATTCAGGTATCCCAGGCGGCGATCCTGCGAGACCGTCACCGCGATCAGCAGGAGATAGGGGCAGAGACGGCGCTTACGCCTGAGCAATTCAAGGCGCTGCTTGTGTACATGCAGGCACTACGTGACTGGCCGCAATCGCCGGACTTCCCTGATAGCGAGCATCGCCCCGGCGCGCCGGCCTGGCTCGCCGAGCAATCCCAATAACGCCCCGCACTGACGGGGCGTTTTCTTTTCCGCTTTTCCTTCTGGAAGTACAACGATGAAAAACGCTTTCAATAGCGCGGCCTGGCTGTGCGCGTTCGTTTTGGCCGGGTTGCAGTGGTTGGGCTTGGTGCTGTTGCGCCTGGTGCTGATCGTCCTGGGCGTGCCAGTGGTTGCCGTAGCGGTGCTATTCCCGGTTGCCGGGGTGTCGCTGAGCGATGCCCGCCCCATCGTCAACCTGCGCCGCTGGGCCTGGCTCTTTGGCAATGACTTCGACGGACTCGACGGCGATAAGCGCAACTGGTGGGCCGACAACTGCGACGCCCTGGTGATGTTCGGTCTGCTCCCGCTGCTGCGGCGCGCTGGTTTGCCGATCGGCACCCTTGCGGTCACCAGTTGGCTTGCCCGCTGGTGGTGGGCAGCTCTGCGCAACCCTGTGAACAACATGCGGCTACTGCCGGTATTCAGTTGCCCGGTGAGCGAGTGCCTGATTGATCACCTCGGCGCGGCGCTGGTTGAGGATAAGCCCGGGCAATCTGGCTGGCAGTTCGTCAGCGCCCGGCGCCCTGATGGCCTGGCTCGTTGGTACGGGCTGTATTGCGTATGGCAACTGAGCGCCGAGCGGGCTTTTGTGTTGCGCCTGGGCTTCAAGATCAAGCCAGAACATGCGATGGCCACCGGTGAGCCGGCCAAAGGGATGACGTTCAAGCTCAACCCTTTGAAGTCCATTTAACCCAAGCCGGCATCCGTTCCGGATCGCCAAGCGTTACGCGTAACGCGATCAACCTACGGCCTCGCTTATGCGGGGCTTTTTCGTTTCTGGAGATTGAGCCTTATGAGTTTCTTTCACGGTATCACCACTTCGCTGATCGACACGGGACCGCGCACTATCTCGCTCCCGTCGTCCTCGATCATCGGCCTGTGCGACACCTTCACCCCTGGCGTCCTCGGTGGTGGTAGTGCCAAGGCTGGCGAGCTGAAGCTGATCACGTCCGAGCGCGAAGCCATTGCCGCGTTCGGTACCGATTCTGCAATCACCCGGGCTTGTCAGGCGATCTATGTTCGGGCGAAGGCTGTAATCGTCGCCGTTGGCGTCCCTAAGCTCGCTGACGCCGCGCTGCAAGCGTCCGCGATCATCGGTGGCGTTCTGGCGGACGGGCACCGCACGGGGCTCCAGGCGCTGCTGGACGGCAAGAGCCGGCACAACGCCCAGCCCAAACTGCTGATCGCCCCGGGGCACTCGGCCACCCAGGCGGTGGCCACTGCCATGGATGCCCTGGCGGGCAAGCTGAGGGCGATTGCCATTGTCGACGGCCCGAACACCACCGACGAGGCCGCCATGGCCTACGCCTTGAACTTCGGCAGTAAGCGCATCTACTTGGTGGATCCGGGCGTGCAGTTCTGGAGCACCGTCGAAAGCGCGACGGTGGATGCCCCGGCTTCGGCCTGGGTGGCGGGCTTGTTTGCCTGGACCGATGCCGAGTACGGCTACTGGGCGTCGCCGTCGAACAAAGAGTTTGTCGGCATCACCGGTACCACCCGGCCGGTGGAGTACTTGGACGGCGATGAGACGTGCCGGGCCAACCTGCTCAATAACGCGAACATCACCACGATTATTCGCGATGGCGGTTACCGCCTGTGGGGCAACCGTACCTGTTCGGCGGATGCCAAGTGGTCGTTTGTTACCCGCGTGCGTACCTGCGACATCCTCATGGATGCGATCCAGGCGGGCCACAAGTGGGCCGTAGACCGCTCGATCACGAAGACCTATGTGTCCGACGTCACCGAGGGTCTTCAAGCCTTCATGCGTGACCAGAAGAACGCGGGCGCGGTGATCAACTTCGAAGTTTACGCGGACACCGAGCGGAACACTGCCAGCCAAATCGAGCAGGGCAAAATCTACTGGCGCATTCGCTTTACCGACGTGCCGCCGGCCGAGAACCCGAATTTCCTGATCGAAGTCACCAACGAGTGGCTGACCGAAGTACTTGAAGCAGCCTAAGGGGGCCGAGCAATGATTCCTGAAATGTTGACCAACTGCGTCATGTTTGTTGATGGCGTGAGCTTTTCCGGTGATGTGCCGTCCATGACGCTGCCCAAGCTGTCGATTAAAACCGAGGAATATCGGGGGGGCGGCATGAGCGGTCCGGTCGACCTCCCCACCGGCTTGGAAAAGCTGGAAGCTGCATTCACCACCAACGGCGTGCGTAAAGAGGCTCTGAAGTTCTTCGGCCTGGCGGATCAGACCGCATGCAACCTTGTTTTCCGTGGTTCGTTCAAAGGTCAGAAAGGCACCGTCAAGTCGGTAACTGTGACGATGCGCGGATCGCTCAAAGAGGTTGATATGGGCGACTGGAAGCCAGGCGACAAAGCCGAAGTCAAACACGCCGTAGCCGTCACCTACTACAAGCTCGAAATCGACGGCCGTGTGATGTTCGAAATCGACTTTGCCAACATGGTGCAAGTGATCAACGGTGTTGATCAATTGGCCGCTGAACGTTCGGCCCTGGGCCTTTAAGGATTAACGACATGACCGATTCCCTCACTGCGCCGCTCCCTTCGTGGCTGGTCCTGAGCGACGACGGCGTTACGGTAACGCTCAAGCACAAGGCCAACTTTAATGGGGTTGTGACCGACAAACTCATGATGCGCGCGCCAAGCGTAAAGGATGTTATGGGCGCCAAGATCACCGGCAATGGTGACCATGAAAAAGTGGAGCTGAACCTGTTTTGCAGCTTGCTCACGGCCACCGAGGCAGAACTCACGGCCCTCAAATACAAGGACTACATGCGCCTTCAGGCGGGCTATTTTCGCCTGGTTGAGGAAGACGACGTGTAACGAAGCCACGCTTAAAGTGCTGGCCAAGCGCTTGGCAAAAGAGACGGGTTTCTCGTCTGCCGAGATCCTGGCCATGCCCTTTAACGTGATGGTGTGGTGGCTCACGGATTGAGCCGCTGTTGATCTACCCGACGTATAGGGCGCGCACATGGCGAACAAACTTGCTCTCGGCCTGGTGATTGGCGGGGCCGTCAGCTCGACGGTAGGGGCGGCGTTTAAGGACGTCAGCAACAAAATCAAGAAGCTGGAGGAACAAGGCAACAAGGCGCGGGTGCTGCAAAAGACCATCGGCGAAACCATGCGTTTGCGTGAGGAATGGCTCAAAGCGCACGCGGCCGGCGAAAAGGGCGCTGATGCGCTACGGCGAAAGCTGGAGAACAATCTGGACGGCCTGCGTAAGCAGGGCGTTGAGGTGCGCAACCTGACCAAGGCTTACGCGGCCATGGGGCAGGCGGCGACAAAGGCCGAACTCAAGGCCAAGGGCCATATGCAACTTGATGCTGGTAAACAGCAGTTGAAAAGCAGCATAGGCCAGGCGGCGGCCGCCACGGCAGCGATGGCTGTTCCTACGAAGGTGAGCGCGGACTATGGCGCGATCATTCGTGACATTGCGATCAAGGCAAACATTGCCAACACGCCCGAAGAAGCGCAGATGTCGAAAACGATCATCGGCACGTCGCGTGATACCGGCATGGCCCGTAATCAGGTGGCCGAGGTGGTCAACGCCCTGGTGGGGGCTGGCATGGAGCTTGATAAGGCCATGTCTTACGCGCCGGTGGCGGCCAAGTTTGCAATTGGGCAGGGGTCGGACGGTGGCGAAACGGCGCGCATGATTAACGCGCTGGGGCAGAACGCCAAAATCTCCGATCCGGCGGTGATGCAAAAGGCGCTGGAGGCCATCGCCTATCAGGGCCAGGCCGGCAGTTTTGAAGCCGCCGACATGGCGCGTTGGTTCCCCGAGCTGCTGGCGGGCATGGGCAAGATCGGTATCACCGGCATGGATGCGGTGACGCAACTGGGCTCAATGCTACAGGTGCAAATGAAGACCGCCGGCGGCGCTGATGAAGCGGCCAACAACCTCAAAAACTGGATGGAGAAAATCGGTTCTGGCGATACGGTCAAGGCCTACAAGGATGCCGGAATTGACTACCAAGGGTCGATGAATACCGGCCTGCAAAACGGTAAATCCACGCTGGAATCAAGCTTTGAGCTGGCACAAAAGTACATCGCGGCCACGGACCCTAAGAAGGCCGCCGCAATGGCGGCCGCTACGGCGAAGATCAGTAAGGAGACGGACCCCGAGAAGGCCAAGGCCATGATTGCATCCCTGGAGCAGGCTTTGCGTACCGGGGATCTGTTCGCAGATATGCAGGTTAAAGGCGCTTTGACGGCCTATATGCAGAACAAAGAGCTGTACGCCCAGCTCAAGAAAGACTCGGCCTCGGCCACTGGCATCCTTGATAAGAACCTTGAGGAGCGCCGGCAGGCTTCAGCGCAGAAATGGGCCGAAATGGCCCAGGGCATGGATGACGCTATGCGCGCCATTGGTGATGCGTTCCGGCCGGTCACTGACAAAGTGGCGGATGGCCTGGCATACGTCTCCCAGGGGCTGGCCAAGCTGTCGGACGAATCGCCCCGGGTTGTGACCGGTATCGGCGCTGCCGTTGCCGCCGTGATCGCTTTCCAGACCGCTATGAGCGGATTCAAGATCGCCAAGGGCCTGCTCAACCTTGGGCGCGGTTCGTTGATGGGTAATCCCAATATCCCGCAAAAAGTCATTGTTACCAACATGCCTATGGGTGGATCTGGTGGCATGGATTTGGGCGGCGTCGATGACGCTGGCGGTAAGGATGGGAAGGGCAAGGGCAGGGGTGGCGGCCGTGGCCGAAGTCCCGGCCGTGGCGTTGGCGCGGGTCTGAAGGGGCCGGCAGTGTTGGCCGTAATTGAGGCCGGTTTTAAGGTCAAAGACACTTACGACAACGCTGAAACCCAGAACGAAAAAGCTGAAGGCTATGGCGCGGCGGCTGGTGGTCTTGCCGGCACGCTTGCCGGTGCGGCGGCCGGTGCGGCCATTGGTTCGGCGGTGCCAGTAATAGGCACCATCTTGGGTGGCCTGATTGGGGGTTATCTGGGAAGCCTGGGCGGCGACGCTTTGGGCGGTGCCATCGGCAAGTCGATGTTTGGCTCTGACGAAAGCAAGAACGCCATGCCTGTGGCCGGCCCGCTGATGATGAAGGATGCCGGCAAGGACGTCCCGCCGGTACTGGGGGATATCGCCAAGTCGTTCGCGCCTTCGCGCGCGGGGCCTCTTGTGTTGGCCAATCCAGGCCCAGGCACGCTGCCGGGAACGCCTGGCACGGTCAATCCGGGTGATGCCGCGCGCTCCATGATGATGCCCCAGGCTAGTGCAGACGCGGTTGCGGCACCACTTGCGGCGGCTGTGGTGGCGAAGGTGCAGCCGGCGAATATCGAATCCAAGGTTGATATTCACGCGCCTATCTCGCTCACGGTGCAAGGCGACGTGAAAGACCCGAACGAGATCCTGGCCCAGCTGCGGCCGATGATGGAGCAGCAACAACGGGAGATCGCCCAGCAGTTGGAAAACCGCAAGCTCTACGATGCGCCCAATATCTAAGGGGGGAATATGGAATCACTGGCACAGCTACAGTCCGGCCTGAAGTACCTGGCCACGGCCGGCGAAGCGGGCCGGCGCAGTATCGACGGGGTGATTGGTCCGGTAAACGGGGCGATCAGCGAAATCACCGGCGCGGCCAATGAGCTGGAGGATCTGCCGTTTATTGGTCCTGCCGTGGGGGAAAAGCTCCAGCGTGTCATGCGCGGTATTGCCACTGCCCAGGCCAAGGTTGGCCAAGTGGTTGCCACCTATAACCGGGCCTCGCGCGCCCTGTCGCAGATTGACGAGCGTCTGGGTACCTTGAAGGAGCAGGCCGGGCGGGCAGCTACGGCGATCAACAAGATCGCCGGCAAGATTGACCCGTCGCTGGCCAATATCCTGCCGACCGGTGCGTTTGCCACGGACGGCACGCCGGCGAAAGAGGCGGTGAAGCCTTTCCCCCATCTGCTGATCATTCAGCCGCTGGATCCGAAGGCGCAGCCGTATTACTTCAACCTCGATACGGCGGCTTTTGACTCGTTGCGGCGCTCGACCGAATACCGCTGGGCCTCCCAGGAGCGTCTGACGCGACGGGCCGCCCAGCAGGCCGTGGGTATGGGTGACGAGAAAATGACGCTCAAGGGCGATATTTTTCCGGGCTACCGTGGAGGGCTGGAGCAGCTCAACACACTGCGTTCGATAGGTTCCCAGCTCAAGCCGGTGACCCTGACCACGGGCTATGGCATGGTGCTGGGCACCTGGTGCCTCAAGACGATTGACGAAGATCAAAGCGCGCTGATGCAGGGCGGTATTCCCCGCAAACAGGCGTTTACCTTGGAGTTTGTACGCTATGGCGACGATATGCAGAACATCTGACGGGGATCTGCTGGATACCATTTGCCATAACTTCTATGGCCATCTAGTGGGCAGTGTCGAGGCAGTTCTTGCGGCTAATCAGGGCCTGGCGGATGAGGATCAGCCTTACCGTGCCGGCGTGCTAATTGTCTTGCCGGATTTGCCAGGCGCTGTAGATGAGCAAGTGGCTCTGTGGGACTGATTCAGTCCAGTGCGTCCAGGCAGGCCTGCCGCTCTTTGTCGTAGCTCTCTATGCCGTTGTCGAACTGCTGTTTGTTGTTGCCAAGCAGGCCTTGCCACGACGATCCCGCGCTGATTGAAGCCTCGTTGCACTTGTGAAACGGGGTAAAGAGAACGCCGAATTTCTGGCCTTCGTTCTGGAGTGCGTTCAAGTCCTGGGCCTGCCTGCGCCGGGCTACAGGATCAATTTTGCCGCTGAGGATCTGTGCGTTTCCGCGCTCCACCGCCGCATCCAGGCGGGTAATAAAGTCCTTTGCTTCACGCTTCGTTGGTTCGGCGGCTTGGCTGGAAAGCGCAGCGCCGGCGAGCAGCGCGGCAAATAAAGTCCGTTTCATGGGGTTCCTTTCTGGCTGAGGTTGGAGGCCGGGATTCTATGGGCGGCCGTGGGCTGAGTCCATTCAGCGTTACGCGTAACGCCACCCCTTAATCCCGCCCTGTGCGTTCTCTTGGTCAATGCCCTATGACTCCGCAATTTAGAATCGTCGCGAACGGTTCCGACATCACGTCGCTGATTAACGATCGGCTTTTACTGTTACGCACCACGGACAAGCCCGGCATGGAGTCGGACGAGTTTGAGTTGCGCATTGACGACCGTGACGGCCTGGTGACGCTGCCCAAGCGCGGCGCCGGGATCGAGGTCTACCTGGGCTATGTGGAAACGTCCCTGGTGCGCCTGGGGCGGTATGTGGTCGATGAAATCGAGGTTTCAGGCCCGCCGGACACCATCGTTATCCGGGGCAAGGCCAGCGATATGCGCGGCACCGGAAAATCGATCCGCAGCGGTAGCTGGGAAGACGTGCCCCTTTCGAAAATCGTTTCCGATATCGCCGCGCGAAATGGTTGGACGCCGGCCTGCACCATCGCCACGAAGGTCGCCCGCGCTGACCAGCTCCACGAATCAGACTTTAGCTTTGTCACGCGTCTGGCCAAGCAGTACGACTGCACCGCCAAGGTGGGCGACGGCAAACTGATGGTGATGCAGCGCCAAGCGGGGCTGAGTGCCAGCGGAAAGGTAATTGGCGCGATCATCCTCACGCGTAGCGACGTCAGCCGCTGGCAGTTCCGCCTGGGCGACCGTAGCGCGCACAAGACCGTGACGGCCAAGCATCAGGACAAGAAGACGGGCACGTTGTCGGTGGTCTCCCTGGAGAATGACGACGTGCCGGATGGCCTGCCGGCAGTGCACACCGACCGACACATTCACCCGAACAAGACCGCCGCTGAATCTGCGGCCAAGGCGCGCTTGGCGGCGTTCAACCGCTCCACGGCCGGCGTGCGCCTGGAAATGCCTGGGCGCACCGACTTGTTCGCGGAACGCTCTATCAATGCCCAGGGCTTCAAGGTGGGGCTTGATGGCGAGTACCTAGTTGATTCCGTGGAGCAGACATTCACCCAAGCCGGCTGGTCCACCACCGTCGAATGCAACGGCGGCAAAAAGGGTAAGGCTAAAGCCAAGGGCAAGAAAACCAAGAAAGCCGCGAAGCCCGTCAAGGTTGTCAGCCTGGCGTAGCGGCGCTGTGCACCATCCACACCCGCCGCGTGCGGGCTATTCCCGTTAGGAGCTTGTATGCCCATCACCCAGCAGCAGTTGCTGCAAATCCTCCCGAACGCCCGCCCAGTCGCGGGCGTTTTTGTGTCTGCCCTCAATCAGGCTATGGCGCGGTTCGACATCACTTCGCCGGTGCGCCAGGCGGCGTTCGTGGCCCAGGTGGGGCACGAGTCCCTGCACCTGACCAAGCTATCGGAAAGTCTCTACTACAAGGACGCCGAGCGCGTGGCGGGCTTGTTCAAATACGGCTTTGACCTGAATCGAAACGGCAAGGTGGACGCCGCCGAAGTGGCAGACGCCCAGGCTTATCTGCGCAACTCCGAAAAGTTAGCCAACCGTGTCTATGCCAATCGCATGGGCAATGGTCCTGAAGCATCTGGCGACGGCTATCGCTATCGGGCGCGGGGCTGCATTGGTATCACCGGCCGGGATATGTATCGCCGGTGTGGCCAGGCCCTTGGGCTGCCGCTGGTTGACCGTCCGGAGCTGCTGGAGCTGCCCGAGAATGCCGCACTGTCGGCCGCCTGGTTCTGGTGGGATCACCGCTTGAATGAGCTGGCCGACGCCGGCGCCTTCGACAGCATCACGCGGGTTATCAATGGTGGCCAGACCGGCCGGGAGGATCGTTTGGGGCTGTGGGCTAAAGCCAAGGTGGTGCTATGTCTGCCCTCGATTTGATCCCGGCAACGCTGCGGCCCTGGGCGTCTGTCCTGGCGGTGCTGTTGATCGCTGGCGCCGGCGCGTGGGGCGCCTGGACTGTGCAGGACTTGCGTTACGGTAACGCGCTGGCCAAGCAAGAAACCAAGGCCGCCGAGAAGGCGCGAGGCATTGCCGAATCGACGGCCGCGCAACTCAGGCGCGAGCAGAGCCGGGGCCTGGCCCTGGAAGCTCGCATAAGGATCGATGAACAGGCCCACTACAAGGAACTCACCGATGCAAAGAAAGCTCGCCAGCTTGTGTTTGATCGTCTTGCCACTACTGATTTGCGGCTGTCAGTCCTCCTTGCCGCTGGATCCGGCCGCCCAGGTGATGCCGGAGTGTCGGCCACCACCAGCCCCGGCGGCGTGGATCATGGAGGCGCGCGAGCCGAACTTGACCCAGCGCATGCTCAAAGAATTGTCGGCATCACCGGTGACGGTGACGACGGACTAACCGCGCTGGCTGCGTGCCAGGGTTGGGTGCGTGAAGTCTTGACGGCGGGCAAGACGGCGGCGGCATTGTAGGGGCGGGCTTTATCCGACGGAGGGTTGGCGGCGTGTAAGCCTCCCTCGGGTAAAGTGCGCCGGCCGCGCGCCACTGCGGGGCCACCACTGTTTATATATCCAGTATTGAGCGATTCTAGATAGAATCGTCGCACTTGTACTTGAATGACTGCTGTAGGAAGGAGCCCCTATGTCGAATACACCCTCTGCAAACCCTTTGATCAAAAGTGACCAAGCGTCTACTATCGACGCGATTAATCACTACATAGAGTTGTTGTGCATACAGAAAGCCAACGACGACACAGCGCATCCAGGGGAAGCGCTGCAACTGGAGACGTTGCGGCAGGCTATTGTATCGCTGAGGAAAGTGTAAATTTACACTAATTGTGGACGACTAAAGTTAGGCGCGTTATTCTGAGCGCCGTCAGCCCCTTGGGGCACAGCAGTTACGAAGAATTAGAAATTTTTAGGCAGGCTTAAAAAAGAAAACCCCCGACCTTGGCGGGACGGGGGTTTCTGGTAATCAGCACAAATATGGCTTCAAACCGGGCAGGTAGAAGTCTATTAGCTGATCACCGCATAAGCAAGCCCTAGCATCTAGGGAAGTTTGGATGATTGGCGAAGCCTCAGTAGAAGGCCGCCCCGGCATTATGCGGGGGCGCATAGATTTTCAGCCCCTGGCCCGCGCCCTGCGCCGGGTTCTGGCTGTCGGTGGCTCCCTGTGAGGTCCGTTAGCCAGTTGCTGCCAGGCTCCATTGAGGCCGCCGCGTATGCGGGCCTGTCTGATATCCCCGACCTACTGCCCAAGCGTAAGAAGTTGCCACTGCGCGACCGCGCGGGCCAGCAGCGCCGGCTAACAGGCGTCACCGCCGATCAGGGCCGCATGTTCGGCGGCCTGTTCAATAAGGCCATTGCCCGCGTTCATGAAGAAGCCGACAAGCGCGAGGGCAAATTCCTGCGCCGCTTTGACGATATCAACGACTCCCGCACCTATCAGCAACGATGGGACGCCCTGGCCGAGCTGATAGGCCCGCTATGCGCGCGCCTCGATCTGGCGCAGTTGGTGGTGGGTTGGCTGGACAAGAATGGCAAGATGCACGTTAACCGTCAGCGCAAGTTGTGCGAGGACTCCGGCGTTCGCGAGTGGACACTATCGCGCCTACTGACCGATCTGGAGCGTGCCGGCTATGTGCGTCGCAAGTTCCGCCGGATCTTTCACAAGGGCACGAAGTGGATAACGCGCGTAACGATCCACGTACGCCGCCGCTTTTTTATCGACCTGGGGCTAGGCCACGAACTGGCCGAAGCGCAAACCCGTAAGCGCGTCGAGCGTCGTACTGTGTTGGGCGTGGCTCAGAACAACCGCAAAGCCGCCTTTACCAAAGAGCAGGCGGCCGCCAAGGTTCGCAAGGACTCCCACGAAGGCGCCCAGCGCGCCGCCAGGCGCAAGCAGCAGCAACAGCAGGGCGTCGACAAGGTGGAATATAAGCGCGCCTGGACAGCTGCCTGGGTGGAGTTCGCCCAGTCTCGCCCAGACCTTACCGGCCGACAGCGCTCCGAGGTGTTTACCCGGGAACACCCACACTTCGCCGTTCACCCCGACAGCCTCCCCTAGCTTCTCTCAGACTGCACCGCCCCCCGGCGGTGCCTTCGCACGTCTGTACCCCGCCAAAGCCCGTACGGGCGCATACAGCCCCACAAATTCCCCCTCTGATCGTCCGAACACCCCCGTTTCCGAGCAAATCCCCTCCCGAAATCCGAAGGCGCGCACCGTTCAAGCGGGAGGCTTTTAAATATCTGCAAGATTAGGCGTTCACTGGTACCGAAGGGCTTTTAAAGATCCGCTTTAAAGCTCATAAACCATGCCAACTGTGCATGACTGACTGACGAAATAAGAATGCCTGCCCACTTCGCGCCTGGAGGCGCGGGGCAAGGAAACAGCTCTGCGCTGATTAGGCCGCCGTTCCGTCAGCAAGGCGCCTTCCAGTCGCTGTGGGGCGCTTAACGACCGCGCCCGACTCTCGGTTAGCGATACGCCCCTTCGCTCCTTCACGCGCCGGCTACGCTCACGCAGTCGCGCAAGCGCTCCAGTGATCAGTGATAGGGGCTCGCCTGGCTGATTTGTCAGGCTTCAAGCCAGCCAGCGCTTGTTTGGGCGTAGTTCAAGCTAACTACGTGCCGTCACCGCCCTGAGCGCTTCGCGTGGCTTATGTGCTTTCTGTGGCTGTTACAGCGGACAAGGGCGCAGCAACAGCCGGACAAGAAAGATTTTCGAGAATGACGAAATAACGAATTGACGAAATAACGAAACGCAAATAAGGTTCATGCCAAGGCCGGGCATTACGCCAAGGCCGCTATCCGGGGTATGAACCGATGACTAGGCAAGATCCGCACGTGGTCGCTTTGAAGGCGGCATTTTTTGACCGCTACGCAATCCAACTCAATGCACGCATTGCCGGGGGATCGCAGCGCGATTGCCTGGTGTTGGCCGTGCCTGATTTTCGCAAGAGCGCCGAGATAGACCGCTCGCAGTTAGTGAACATCGGTATTTGGCTTGAGTCCCAAGGGTATTATTTGTGCGAGGATTACGGGCGCGTCGGCCTGCTGGCTTCGCCGTCTGGCTGGACCTGCTGGAACGCCGGCGTGTCGGTCAAGGTGCGTTATTGTCCTGGGCGTTTAACGAAATAACGATTTAACGAAATGACGAATGACCGCCGGCACAGCCGGCGGTTTAGCATTGGAGGCTGAAGGATGTTTGTTTTGCTGCTGCGTGACGGGTCACGCACTGAGATAGAGGCGCCAGATTTTTGGGAGGCTATGCGCGTAGCGCTCCGCCTCGACGCGGCGCAACTTGAAGTGCCGGGCGATCCGCCCCGCTCGATGACGGCGGATCAAGTTCGGCATGAGTTGGCCCTTGATCGTCCGGGTCTGTTCGATCCGTACGCGCCTGACTGGTCTCCACCGACGGCGGCCGAGTTTCGCGAGTTGTTGCGGGTTGCTGATCTTTCCGCGAGCAAGGCCGGCATGCTGGTGGGGGTCGACTCTCGCAAAATCCGCAAGTGGGCGGGTGACGAAAAAGCGGACATGCCTTATGCCGTGTGGCGCCTTCTGAGCATCTACGCTGGGCTTGCAGAAGCACCAAACCATCCAGCTAACGAAATAACGAAATAACGAATTGACGAAATAACGAATTGATTTTAAAGTCTGCTCCAAGGCCGGGGATTGACCCAAGGCCGCACCCTGGAGCAGACCGATGACTACCGCGCAACTTGCGGCCCGCATGCAAAAAGTGGCCGACCAACTCCCTACCTCCCGCCTGATTGAAGCTGTCCACCACCTGGGCGGCGCCATCTTGCCGCCGACCGATAACATGGTGCGCGCGGCGCTGCTGTCAGCTTATGAGGCGCGCAAAGGTGGCGAAGCCATGGATGCGCTGATGGATCAAATCGGACTTTAAGCATGATCGCCCCGGCTGCGCCGGGGCTGTTGATGGAGCTGCAAGCATGGCTAAGAAGAAAACCGACGCCCAGGAACTGCCGCTGGAGCAGCAGCCGCTGTTCCTCAAAACTCTTGAATTTCTGCCGGCCGAACGTGCCGCCCTGGAGCAACTGGCCGGCGATATGCTGCGGCTGTTCAACGATGCCATGGTTGCCAGCAGTGCGCGCGACATTGAAACGTCAGTGCTTCGGTATAAAGCGGTGGTCTATCGATTGAATGGCGATACGTTCATGGGGTGCGCCACGGATGAGGGTGCAGGGGGGCAGTTGCTCAAGCAGTTAGCCGCGCCTGCAGGTGTGGTGCCAGGCTGGGGACAGGCCGGCCAATATTTGCTTGATATCGACGGCATGCGGCTGCGCGTGAACGTAGACCCCTGGAGCATGGGAGGCATGCACAGTTTGAGTTTTCGCGCTGTAGACGCCTCGGCCAAGTTCATCAGTGAAACAGGCTACCTGAGCCAGTTCCTGCACACTGACAAGCATGTGGGCCAAACCTTCGGCCAGGCGGTGCGCGCCCTGGTGGAGCAGCTACTGCATGGCGAGTTCAAGCCGAAGGCCATCCGCGAGGAAGATCGCGCCAAGATCACCGTGCCGGCCTGGCTTGTGCCGGCACTGCAAGGCGTTACGCGTAACGGTCAGTTGAATATGCCGCTGTCGGGTGAGCCGCAATTGACTGAGCCGGTAGCGAAGGTGCCACTGAGCAACGCCAAGCGGCAGCAACTGCACCGGCAGCGCCTCAAGGAGCGCGCGCAGACCGAAGGGCTTAAAGTTATCCCGCTGACCCAAGAAGAGCGCATGGTGTTGAGCCTGGGCGTGCTGGCTCATGAGGATTTGTTTCATCGGCCGAAGGACTGGGCCACCAGCAAGAAGCCTGGATTTGATTCGCTGCTGATCAAGCTGTGGCCCGAAGGCGATGACGGCCGTTATTTGGCTGAGCCTGAGCGTAGCACCCGCCGGCCTGCTGGGTTCCTGCGCGATGAGTTGAAGTATCAGCGCGAGCGAGTCACCCGCCTTGAGATTGAAAACCGCGCGCTGCGCGCCGGTGAGCCAGTAGCCGGTGAGGTGGTCGTGTCCGCTGATGACCCGCATAACTGGGCGCGCACCGTGAAGCTGACGCGGGATGAAGATTCGCTGATGCTGTGGGCTTTCAGTGTGTTTTTCACGGCACGCGCTGACCTCGATCACTTGAAGTCGCCTTTAGTGCTGGAGAACCTAGAGACGATATTTCAGGGTTGCCCCATGTGGACCGAGAAATTCAAGGCCCAGCTGGATCAGGATCAGGGGATAATCAACGGCACCAAATACCGGGAAAAAGAGGCTAAGCGCGGCTGGAAATGTTACGAAGATGAGCGAAAGCAAAACGTCCAGTTGTTCAAAGAGCGGGCCGCTGATCGCGCTGAAATCGAGCGTCTAAAAGCCGCGCTCAACGAGATTGCCGCCGAGGTTGGGGCACCAGCTGCGGCGCCTATGGTGCGCAAGCATGATGGCAAGCCCATGGATTTGGAGGGCCTGAATCGTGAAGTTGATTGGCTGGTAGGTGAGCTGAACAAGGCTACGGCCAAGGCCGACGCGGTGGAAAGAGAGCAGGTTTTGCTGGAGTCTGAGCGAAACAAGGCGTTTGAGGCCAACAAGACTTTGACCGAGCGCCTACGCCGCGCAGGCCTGCCGACCGATTACCGCAAGCAACCGGGCGAGTGATCACATGTTATGCGTAACGATCTGCGAGAGTGGCCGCCATGTTTGATGAGTTGCCCGTACTGACGGATGCCCAGGTGGCGGCCCTGGCGCAGCCTGGCGAAAGCTGGGAAGCGGCCCGCGTGCGGGCTGAGCGGCTGTATAGCTGTGTCCAGGCATGTACCCCATGCTATCGCTGCAATGCCACGGGGGTGATGCGCTGGGGCGGCTGGATCGATGACCCTTCGATGGGTTGTCCTGTATGCGCGCGCTGGGATTCTGTTTGGCGCAGCAATCCGAATATCTACGATTGAAAGGAAGGAACCTAGCGAATGACATTGAATGCACCTAAACAATCATCCCGTCGCTTCCAGGGCGCGGCCCTGCTGTTGGCGCTGTCGTTGCTGGCCTACGCCCTGGTGCAGCACCAGCAAGCCGTCACCCGCGAGCAGGCCGCCGAGCTGGATGCGTATTGCTCCGAGCCTGCCACGGGCGAATTCTCCCTGAAATTGGCGTGCGTCCCGCGCAACAAGCTATAAGGAGCCCCCGCATGAGCGACTTTCAACACGACCCCATCCCCCTGGAGCTGCCCGGCTATCTGGTTGAGACGCTGGCCGAATGGGCGCGCGCCGATACCGTGGCGCAGCGACCGGACGCCGAGCGGCCGGACAAGGCAGCGGCCCGCGAGACGCGCCAGAATCTGGCCGACACCTTTGTGCGTGGATTGCTGCTGAATCTGCCGGCGTTTTCCGCCGAGGGTGATTTTGCCGATGCGCTCAACGAGCGCGCCGAAGCCTATGCCGACTACCGCGCCGCCCAGGACGCGAAAGACAACTGAAAGGAACCCAATTTATGCTGACTGAACAATCCCCATCCCCCCGCCAGCCTATCGTGCGCCGCTATTTCTTCGGCATGACCAGTCATATCGAGCTGGCATGCGGCCATAGCCGTGATGAGCGCGTGATGTGGGCCGGTAGCGATGTAATGCCAGGTGAAGCGACGACCTGCTTTGACTGCGGCCTGGTGGCCGCTGGCCTGATGCCGACAGAGGAACAGTTGCAAGCGTTCCGGCGCGAACACGGGACGGAGTGACGCCGCGTTACCAATAACGCCGCTTATGTATAAAAGGCCCCCACACTTACGCCAAGTGTGGGGGCCTTTTTTTATGCCCACGGAAACCACACCCCCCTAGACTGGCATACCAGTACCCCATAGAGTGGTTTTACGCACTGATACCCCCTCACTCGAAAAAGGAATCCGGCCTATGCCGCGTTATCACATTCACTTCGCTGCAACCCGCGACCACTACCCGCAGAGTAGTGAACATACCCGCGTGGTTGAGCTGGAAAATCCGATTGAATACGACAGTGATATTGAGCTGGTGCAAACCCTGGCGGCCGAGGCGGTGGGGGCCAAGGCTGCAATGCTGACCAGTTGGCGCGAACTCAAGGGCCAGGCGCGCCCAGCGCTTTACCACTGCGCGCCGTGCCGTATGGAATGGCCGGTTGGCTATGAGATTCGCTGCACGCTGTGTTCACGCCTGGCTGAGCCTGGGCCGCTGTTTGCCGAGGCGGCAGCATGAGCGCACGTGACAGTAACGCACGCCAGTATCGGCTGCATGAGGCCCTGGAGTTTTGGCACGAACGCTGGACCCTTGAGGGTCTGTATGTGTCCTGCCCAGGCTGTCACGCGCAGCAGTTGGCCGACGATGCGCGCGAGCCGTTTATGCACGTCGACGGCTGCGCCATGACCACCGAGTTTGCCAAACACCCCTGGATTGAATTACGCGACCTGCTGGCCGACCTGCCCCCGGTGCCGGCATGAGCGGCGGGCTTTCACTGAATGGGATCAGCCTTCCGGATCTGATCCGCACCAAGTTGGCCAACCACCTGGCGCGCCTGGAGCGGGTCGAGGATCTGCACGCCCTGGAGCTGGCCCAGGAACGCGCGGAAGGCTTTGTCGAAGGCATCGAGGCGGCACGCGCACTGACCCCGGCCACCGTCGAGGCGCTGTTTATTGCGGTGGAAGAAGCGGCCGCAGCGCGCCGCCAGGGGCTGGCGGCATGATCGGGGAGGCCATCCAGTCGGACACCTTGAAAGCCCTGGTGAGCCAGCACGCCGTCCGCGAGGCCGTGGTGGGCCGCGTTGCCGGCAGTGACGCGCAGTGGACGCTATCGGTACGCCTGGGCGGGCCCACGTCGCGCCTGGTGCCAGTGCGCTCCCGGCGTGAGCCGTTGCGCACCTGGGCTAGCCTGACGGCCGTGGGACGCTTTGCCGACGCTGTGGGCCTACGCGGGTTTACCGTCGAGCTGTGATTACACGCCCTGGGCCTGGGCGGCTTTGTCCAGGGCTTCGGCCAGGATCTGCGCGGCGGTGCTGAGTGAGCTGTAGAGCTTGGCTAATTCCAGTTCCGGCGCGCTGGCCGGCGTGCGCCGGTATTGCGCGTGGTACTGGCGGAAATCGGCCAGGGTTTGCAGTTCGTGCGCGGTCAGGTCCAGGGTGATCAACATCGGGCTACCTCGATGGCGTTATGCGTAACGGGGCAAACGTACAGGCGAAAAAAAACCGCCTTAGAGAGGGCGGTCTTTTCGTGCAATCCGGTTAGAGGCCGGGCTTGCGTTCTCACAGGGAGCATTAGCGTGTGCGTTGATGGTAGCGCCGGGCTGCAAGTAAACACAAGACAACACAATGAAATAATCGTTATTTACGATCTACGGTCGATTATACGCCAACCATTCGTCAACTTTTAAAACCCCGCAAACCCAAGCTGTGCGCGGCTCTTGGCTGAAAATGAAACGAATTCTGAAACGCAATGCGCCGGCGCCGCAACACAAAGCTGAAATCCTCGATATGATGGTCACGTTCCGCGTTCGTCACCTTTGAGGTTGGCCGGGCCAGCGCGCGAATTTTGGACCGACTGCCACGGATTAGAGACCCGTACCGGTTAATGCAGAAGGACCATAAGCCCAGCCGCCTCATAGGGAGCATTAGCGTGTTTCCCGAAGGTGCGCAAGTTCCGGTAGAGCGCACTGGAGGTACGGCCCAACCACGGGAGGGCCGCCAACATGTTTAAGTTTTTTAAACGTGCGTGGAACCTCGTCAGAAACGCGTTAGGGGCTTTTCGTCTCTACGAGTTGCTGCGAGACCATTGGAACGAACTGCTGTAAGGGTTTGAACTGAGGGGAAACCGTCTTGGCTTCGGCCAGGGCGGTTTTTTTTGCCCATAAAAAAGCCCCGCCAGGTGCGGGGCTTGGTTTGCTGCTAGCGATCACTTCCCGCCCTTAGCGTCCTTGAGTAGGGCAAAGCCTTGGCGAAGAACATCAACCATGCTCATCTTGTGCATGGCCGCAAACATCTTAAGCTCATGCTTGAATTGAGCGTCCACCTTGAAGTTGGCTGTTACAAGTTCTTCTGGTGCCGCCTGGTGGGTGTGGCCGGCTTTGCTCAGTGCTTCGGCAGCCAGTGGCGAGGCCGGGGCGATGCCCTTCGTGGAGTTGCGGCGAGGTGGCTTCGGGGCTTGTACTGTCATGGCGCGACGTCCTTTAATTCGTTAATTCGTCAATTCGTTACTTGGATTGTAGCGCAGTAGCGCGAGCGATGATTGCGCTAATTAGTTGTTCGGCCTGGCCGCGCAACCCTTTGTGTGAAACTTCGATAACGGATAAGCCTACGTCCATGGCGCGGCTGTAGCTGACCTTTTGCGGGAGGTAGCCGGCTAATACGTGATAAGGCTTTGCGCCGAGGTAAGCTTGAGCTTCTTCAAGTTCGGCTTGGCTGTCGCCTACGTGATTCAGGGCGAAGGCGATTCGCGCGGTCGGGATGCTGTGTTTGTAATGGAGAGCGTCGGCCAGCTCTACGGCCGGCTCTAGATCGTCCAAAGCCAGGCCGGTAGGTATCACCAGCAGGTCGCAAGCTTCGGCCATGGCGGCCGTGTCCTTGCTGGCGCGTGGGGCGCCGTCGAAGATCATTGCGTCGTAGTCGTCAGCGCGTGCCAGCGCGTGCCCCATGGAGCCAAACTGCTCTACTGATACCTGCGGTGTGTGTCCGCGCTGCAAGCGACGCACGCCCCAGCGTGTACTGGTCGACTGGTTTAGGTCAAAGTCGGCGATCTTAACGGCCCAGCCATTTTGCGCGAGTCCGACAGCCGTGCCGCGTGCGTTGGTGGATTTGCCAGGTCCACCCTTCTGTGTTGCGAAGCCAATGAATAGTGCCACGGTCGAAGCCCTCTAATTCGTCAATTCGTCAATTCGTCAATTCGTTAATTCGTTAACGCTGGGCCAGTATAGGCGTTCCAGTGTTACAGGATCAAGAAATAACGAATTAACGAAATAACGAAGTATTCAGACGTAGAGAGTTTGGCGGGATGGGGGGCCGCCGGCGCTGGCGGGGGAGGTGCGGAAGCTGCGGGAGTGTTCCGTTAGGGTTCTGCTGCGCCGCTGTGAGCGCGTGCGGTTCATGTCTGTGTCAACTTCCAGCACAGCAATAACACAGAGCATTAAGCAAAGTGCTTGTGGTACCAGAACCCCCAGCGTGAAGCCGCGCGTGATCATATGCGCTTTATTCTTGGCGCCCAGCTTGCTCAGAATATTGCGCTCGACCATCCGCATGCCGATATCGTCAAGCTGCAATTCTTGGGCGATGATGGGGGTTGCGAACCCTTCAGCGGTTTTGACTAGAACGAACAGTTCTTTATCCGTCAGGTTCTGGCCAGGGTAGCCAATCACTTCGTCGCCGTGGACCTGGACGCACGCATTCATGGAGGGACGCTTCCTTGCGAGAGGGGAGTGGGTCTTAGTGACTGGAGAGGTCGAGACGAAGCGCATCTACTTGGCGTTTGAGCAGACCCAGTAAGTCGGCCATTGCTTCCATGCTCTCCATGGTGACGTGTCCCTGGTCGATGGCGTAAACAGCCATGGTGTGCATGCTGCCTGCTAGCGATGACACTTCTTTCAAGGCTATGACGCGCTGTTGTTGAATGGCGAGTGCACCTTTTTGGGCGACCACAAGTTGACTGTTTGGTGGGGTATCTACGCTGCCTTGCATGGGGGTTAACCTGTCATTCCTGATTTGCGTGGCATGTTACACGTAAAGTGTAAATTCCAGCAATAAAAAAGCCCTTATACAAGGGCTGTTTTTACTATCTGTCGTGGGATATTCGGACCACGCGACCCACAATATCCAGTTCCGCCAGAGCTTCAGGTGTCAAAGTGCTATCAGGGTATTGCTGTGAGTCCCCTGCTTTGAGAGTGAAGGTGCTATTTAATTCCGGGCAAATCCAGCGAACCCAAACAGTGCCGGCTACCACAATGCCAAAAAGGTCGGCGCCGCGAACAGTGGTTTGCGCGCCATCTAATAGCAGTTCGTCGCCTTCAGCGATAAGTGGAGCCATGCTTGTGTCGATCTGCTTAATGCAAAGCAGCTTGTTTCGGTTCATGCCACGGCTTTCGATGTAATCAAGGCTGAAAGCGGTGTTATCCGTGACTTGCGAGAGTGTCAGCAGGCCGTTTTTGGTCGAGATATTTGGCGGGTTGGCTGTCACATAATTGGACGTGACCGCACTCAAGCTGTCGTTGTCGGTGTAGCCCTGGATCCAGGCGGGGGTTTTGCCAAATAGCTTGGCAAGCAAGATAACTTGATCGGTTGGCGGCATCCGCAACCCAAGCTCCCAGTTGGAATACCGGGAGTAAGTCATATTCGTACCCGACAAGTCGCTGAGTCGTTTGGCCGTTTCCTCAAGGGTCCAGCCGGTGGCCTGGCGACAATCTTTAAGCCGCTGAGCCACTACTTGTACTAATTCAGACATGCGCAATCTCTCATAGGGCGCCGTGAGGTTTCACGCCTTGGCAATTGTTTAATACTAGCGTCTATCTGGTGAAATATACACTTTAAGTGTAGAAGGCGGCAAAAAAAGCTTGAGAAATGGGATGGAGTCGAAATAGACTTACACCAATCGTGTAAATTGGTGTCTATTCGTGGAACTAAACAAGTGGATTGAAATCGTCGGCGCTGTAGAGCCAGGAGGCAAGTTAGGCCAGGCTGGCCTGGGCGCTGTCGCCAGTCTACTCGGCGAAAAGGCACGTACTGTGTCCTCTTGGTATCGCCAAGAGCGCATACCGTCATTCACTGCCGGTGCCAATATCGTCCTCAAGTCCAAGGGGCTGGTGGACTGGAACGGAATCTATACCCCTTTCGCAATCAAGCTGTTCCGGCCTGGTGCTAATCATGCCGGCGATTAACCTGCCTATCGGCTTCTCCCAACAACCCGTTGTTCTGAAGGTAGAACAGCGGTTTGGCCTGGCTGGCTTCGCTCGCCTGGTTAAATTGTTGGAGTTGTTCGCGGCAAGCCCGTTGCGCGATATGGGCGTGATCGAATTGCCCATAAGCGACTGGGGGGATGCTCTGCAATCTGGCCCGCTCAACGCCTCCGTGTTGTTGGACTACCTGAGCAATGACGGCTGGCTATCCCAAGAGCGCGGCGCCGAATCTGGATCAGCGTTACGCGTAACGCTGACGCACTTTGCTGACTTCTTGCCCGTACTTGAAATGCCGAAAACACCAGAGCAGTGGATTGGCTGGTTTCGGTCTGAGCTGAACATGCCCGACCAGCACGGAACAGACCCTGACAATCAGGCTTTGTTCCGCCGTTGGTGTGCCACCAACGTGACGATTGAAGAAATGAATGCCGCCATAGAGCTGGCAGTTAAGGCGGGTAGGGGCTTCGCCCCGGCGTGCCTGCATTCCCTTTTGATGACTGTGCGAAAAGAAAAACTAGAAATGGCCCGCCGTTGATGGCGAGTCAAAAGGGGAATTCCTTGTTACTAATTGCACTATCTGGCGGCACTCCGAGCGAGCGTGTCGAAATTGCGGATCGCCTTGTGGGTTCGGGTAAGGGGCAGTTCGCGGCCTATGTCCAGGCCACGCCTAGCGCGGACTATGGCTTGCGCCGTCTTGAGGTGTTGCGCGCCTACCTGGGCAATGCAGATGAGCCGTCTGGATCGTCTTCGCCCGTTGAAGGTTTGGTGATTGCCCACTGCCTGACTGAGCAAGAGGCGCAAGAAGTCCGCGCCCGTGGCGGCGCGATTTGGCACCTCTATAGCCGTCCTTCGGGATCGGTCAGTATTCGCCAGGGGGACGTGATGGTTACAGATGGCCAGGCCGGTTTCCGGCACGTTCGCGAGCCCCTTGAAGCCCTCTCCGAGCTGATCCTATCGCGACTGGCTAATAACCCCTCGGTCCGTGCGGCCCTGAAGGGGCTGGCCAGTGATTAGGCACGTCAGCCAGGCCTTGCCGGGGTATGCCTACGGCGATCCGGCCAAGATCGTCGAAGCCCAGGAATTGCGCACGCTCGGTTGCGCGGCGTGCGTTCGATCCGACAGCGTTTTTGGCGTGCGGATCTGCACCAGTGGGCTCAAGTTGCCGGCGTGCAAGCAGGGTCACCGTAACGGCTACAAGTTGGCCTCTGAATACGGGGGCTAAAGGGGGGGGGATGGCAAAGCGCGATATAGCCGGCGCCCTGGAGTTATGGGCGCGCTGGTCAGTGCCAGACGCCCAGCGGGGGGGCGGTAAAACGATGCTGGCCAAGTTGATCGACAACAAAGGCGAATTGATCTTTGGAGGCAGTAGCGGGGGCTCTGGCGGGCCATCTGACAGCCTGGAAGTGATTGTAGAGGCGGCGGTGATGAAAATGTTTGCTGACGATCCTATGCGCGCTGACGTGTTGCGCTTGGAATGCAATGCCGCCTGGTGGTTGGTAGCCAGCCGTCGCGGCATTGCCGACTACGATCCGCGCGGCCTGGGGCATTTTGAAAAGGCGTTGGCCCTGGGTATAAGCCTGCGCACCTATCGCCGCCGGCTGGCTGAGGCCAAAAAAATTATTGAAACGGCACTGGGGAAATGATGGACATGCATCCGCTTTTTGCTGGGTTCCAAGGGGCTGATCCGTATGCAGTGGGTGCCGCCTTGGGTTTTTTGATCCACGTCGAGGTTGTGCGCGGGCCGCTTCCTGCTGCGCTTCAGGTGGGTGAGCGGGAAAGGATTGGTGATCGCGTGAGCCTGGACGGCTTTGAGTTTGCCGGCGGTTGGAGCGCGCCTGGTGCGCATTGCCTAATGTTCGCCAAGCCGCTAACCGACCACGCGACGCGCTGGTGGCATGCCAGCTTGCCAGGGGTCGCGACATGAGCCGCTTTATTGCTGTTTTTCATCATTGGCACGTAAACAGCCGGGGTTTTGATGTCCTGGAGCTGACTGGCAGTGACAAGGATCAAGCGAATGCCCAAGCGGCGGTTGAGCTGCGTTCTCGCGATGGTTTCTACAGAGCTGATTATGTTCTGGTTGAGATTGGCAGCGCCGAGTCTCTGCCTCGGCGTTTGACCTGGCGCGAACGTATTACCGGCAAGCTGTCGCTGAAATAGAGCTGTTCGCGCAAGGCGTCAGTTGATTGGTACCTGATTCATCCATATCCGATTTGTTAGGCATTGCAGCGCTGCGGCTTTGCTTCGCCTGAAGAAAGACAACGCCGCCCGCAGGCTTGGCCGTGGGCGCCAGTGAGGCCCGTACATGGCGCAAACCCTTAAAGTCCAAATATCTGACGCTGCTATTAGGCGGTATGCGGAGGATCTGACCATTGGTGAGCTGAAAGACCCACGGCACCCGTTGCGCTTTCGTTACCGTAACGACAGAAGCAAAGGTAGTTGGCACCTGATCCGTTTTGACAAGGGGGGCAAGTGGAGAAAGGCCGCCAACTGGCCCGAGGTTCCGGCACGGCTGATGATCGACAGTGTGCCCGTGGTGATGGCTCGCCTGATGACTGACCCCGAAGCGGTGGCCACCGTGGATGGCTGGGAGTCAGTTGGCCAAGTATTGCGCTGGTACGTCGACCGGCTGAAGGTCGATAGAGGGCTATCCAAGGATCGGCGCTCGTCCTCGATGTCGGTGATCAATCGCCAGTTGTTGCCCGCCCTGGACACGCTACCGCTATGCAAGATCAACCGTGACACCCTCGACCGGCATTTGGTCTGGCACATGCAGGAAGAGTACAGCCTGGGCTACGTTAAATCGGCCCTGGACGTACTGAAGGTGATTTTTGGGCGAGCCTTGATCCTCAAGAAAATCACCGTAAACCCGCTGGCTGGTGTGACCTTCGGCAACTTTACCAAGGTCAAGATCCGGCCCAAGGGTGCACGCCTTCGTCATGTCGCCGTTGTGGATCTGCTGGCTGATTGGGCGGAGGCCTTCCAGGCTGATCCTGCTGGCATTGCCTTAATGGTGCTGATGCTGACCCATGGCACGCGGATCACTGAAACCCGCCTGGCCAAGTGGAAGAACGTCCACCTACAGGAAGGGGAGTGGTTTATTCCTGGGGCTGATACCAAGTCGAAACGCGACCACCTGTTGCCGCTGACGCCTGCCGCTGCGGCCTTCCTTGACCGGTACCGAGAAAACCAAAAGGCGCGGGGGTATGACGGGGCCTATCTGTTCCCGTCTGCTACTCACCCCGGCCGGCCTATGTCGCGTAGCCAGGCGTTTGCCGTCTTCACTCGCTACGGCGCCGGCGAATGGACCAGTCATGACCTGCGCAAACTGGCGCGTACCTGCTGGGCCAAATTCCGCGTGGATAGCCTAGTGGTGAAGCTGCTGCTCAACCACTCCCTGACCGATTTGGAGGCGACCTACTTTCAAGACCGAGGCGAGGACATCAAGCGCGACGCCCTGGAGCGCTGGCACGAATGGCTCAACGCACAGGGTTTTGATGCGTTGCAGGACAAGACAGGAGCAAGACGCGCCGTTAAGCCCACTGCCGTAGACCCTGCGGGATGGCTGGCTTAGAGCCCCAAACCCAAATTAATCATATAAGAGGATTTTAAATATGACCGAGCGAGCGAAGTTTGGCGGCGACGGCATGAATCATGGCCGCGTTGAAATTCCTGTGTCTTGGCCTGTGACTGGTCACAGCGATGGCGAAAACGAACTGAGCCCCGAGGCGCAGCGCAAACGGGAGCAGCGAGAGCGCGAAAAAGAGGCCGGCGTTGAGGTGTTTGAGCTGAAAATGGGGCCTGCGGAGAGGCTGATGTTGGCTGAAGGCCGCGTGCGGCGGGGCTCTAAGGGTGTTCCGTATACCGCAACCGAGTACTTTTTGACGCTGCTGAGAAACGACAACCGGTTGTTGGAAAAGCAGCTCGAAAAGCTGGATGGCCGCACCTGCAAAAACTGCCAGAAGCAATTGCCACGGGGCTGCGGCGGCACTTGGGCGCGTGAGTCGCGGTGCCTTTTGGCGCGATCAGAGGTCGCCCTGGAGCTGTGAGGCGCAGCCAAAAATCCAAGGGTTGACAGTGTGCGGGTTTTACACGATTAGTGTTAATTTACACGAATGGTGTTGACAGGCTTGGCAGCTTTCCCTATCTTTCGCTGCATTGTGGTGTTGTTCCGGCCACGATGCTCATGGCGACACAGTTCATTCAGCCCCCGGCCCTCACAGGTCGGGGGTTTTTTTATGCCTATTCCCCGTCATTCGGGAGAAATCGAGATGCCGAACATGCCCCCAGAAAAAGACCCGACTTTCTGGGTCATTGTTGTTGCAGCCCTCAAGGATCACGGTTTTGCGGGCCTGCTGGCCTTCGGCCTGAGCTACATGCGGATCCTCTACGACGACAAAGAGCCGCGATGGGATCGCCAGTTGTTGGAGGCCGCTTTGGGCGGCGTTCTGACGTTCCTGGTCGGTATCGGTGTTGAGAAAGCTGGCTTGGGCGGCGGTTGGTCGTATGGCTTTGCCGGTGTGATCGGCGTCCTGGGTGTTGAGCAGGTTCGACAGTTCGGCCGTCGTTGGGCTGAGCGCAAGGCGGAAACCCTGTGAGGGTCCGGCCGCTGGTGACGTTGTTGGTGGTCCTGCTGGCTTACGCCTTGACGGGGCATGTGGATTGTCGAGAGTCGGAAGCCTGCCAGGCACCGACCGTTACGCATAACGAGGTGATGAATTGAATAAGTATCGAGTGACTGTGCCAGGTGGAACCGTTCATTTTGTCGAGGCTGAGCGAATGGAGTTGTTGGAAAGTACCCTCGCCTTGTTTGTTGGTCAGCTCATCAAAGCCCATTTTCCCGTGATCGAGAGTGTGCTTGTGGATCTGGCGGTTGCGCAGCCTCAGGCCCTGATGGCTGGTGTTCCACTTTGCCGTGAGGTGCCGGCCGAGGCTGCTGTTTCGGCGCTGGGGATGGTTGACCTTCCTCCGACCGTCTCGATTGGCTCGATCCATATTGCTGTGGGTTCGATTGATGATGCCCGCGCTGCGCTGGCTTCGGCCCTGGCTGAGTTCCGCGCCTTTTGCCGTCATGAGGGCGTTCACCAATGAAGTGATTCCAGGGCCTTCTCGGCCGCAAGAGACGATTAATCCCCTCGACAGGAAGCCGGTGCGCCGGCGGGATCGCTTGGCACGACGAGAGAATATCGGGCCCGGATTGCGCCAGTAGCTGCTGGCACCGACAGCGGGACAGTGTGCCCACGCGATGCGGCCTGTTAGCACGGGCGCCGGATGCGTAACCGGCTCAATCATTCGAAAGGTGTCCGTATGTTCAAGATCGATTTAGGGTTTGATTCTGCCCCGGTCACTGCGGGCATGCTGGAGCTGGAGAAAAAGCACCTGCCCTTCGTGGCGGCCCTGACCGCTACCCGGCTGGCCCAGCGGGTCAAGAAGGGCACCATTACGGTGATGCAGAAGCGCCTGGATCGGCCAACCCCGACCACGCTGAATAGCCTGTTTGTGAAGATGGCCACCAAGAGCCGGGCGGCCCAGGTCTATTTCAAAGACTCTTGGGCGTCTGGTGTGCCTGCTGACACCTACCTACAGCAGGCGGTGAGTGGCGGTCTGCGGCCTCACAAGCGCTTTGAAAAGTCGCTTATTGCGCACGGCATCATGCGTAGCGGCCAATATGCGGTGCCCACCACGGCTTTTATGAACCAATACGGCAACGTGTCGCGAGGCACGATGCTGAAAATCCTGTCGGGCCTGGGGGCTGCTGAGTCAAAGCGGGGCTATCAGGCGAATGCCAGCGGCAGTGCCAAGAGTCGACGCAAGGGGAATGCCCATCGCTATTTCTCTGGTGATGTCGACGGCACGCAGGGTGTGTGGGAGCGCAAGTCTATGGGTATGGGCGATGCGGTGCGGCCGGTGTTCATCTTTGCCGACTCGGCCCCGCGATATCGCACCATCTTTCCGTTCTTCAAGATCGCCGAGAACATCGTGAAGGCCAACCGAGAGGAAGAGTTCGCGGCCGCCTGGGCGCAGGCCCTGGGCAGTTCGCGCTGAGGTGCGTCATGGGAGCGGAAAGGGTGAAAAAAGACGGCTTTTCGTCGTCTTTCTGCGTTTTTTGGCTTGACAAGCCCCCCCGGGGGCAAAAACCAAAAGGTACTCCCGGACCCCACCCCCTAAGGGGGTAATTCGGGCCCCGCCTCATCGCTATGTATGACCCTTTTCCAGAGGTTGGTTGTTGTTATGTCTTCGAAGATCACCACCATCACGCGTCAGCCGGGATGGCTGAACAAGAAGAACATGGCCGACAGCCTCGGAATTTCAGTGCAAGCCTTTGATAAATGGGACGTCGCGGCAGTCGCGAAGATCGGCCGCGAGTCGTTTTATGACGTCCGGTCGGTGCTGGATAACCGCCTGCAACACCAGACCGGCAAGCAACAACCTGGCGCCGATGAAGTCGATCCGCTGATTAGTTACAAGATCGATTGCGAACGGTTGCGCCTGACCAAAGAGCAGGCCGACGCCCAGGCGCGCAAAAACAAGGTCGGCGACAAGGAGCTTGTGCCGGTCGGTTTCATGATTTTTGCCCTGTCCAGTTTGTCGGCGCAGTTGGCCTCAACCCTTAATACCATTCCCAAGAGCGTAAAGCGCAAGCATCCCGATATTGCCGTGCGTCACCTCGACGCCGTAGAAACCGAGATTGCCGTTACGCGTAACGCTGCCGTGGGTTTGGCTGACCGCGTGCCGGAGCTTCTGGATGAGTACATCGCCTCTTTGGATGAGGCCACTGGTTGACGCTGTCCGGCGCGGGCTGAAAAGCCTCAAAAAAGACGCCCCGATGACAGCGGTCGAGTGGGCAGACGAATACTTCTACATGTCCTCGGAATCGTCCTACGGAGAAGGCAAGTGGACGACCGAGGCCTTTCAGGTGCCTTTGCTCAACGCAATGGGCAATGACCTGATCGAAGAACTGAACCTGCTGAAGTCGGCGCGGGTTGGCTACACAAAAATGCTCGTGGCGAACATCGCCTACAAGATCGAGCATAAGAAACGCAGCGTCTGCATGTGGAGTCCGACAGACGACGACGCCAAAGACATCATGAAAAAGCACGTCGACCCGATGATTCGGGACGTGCCGGTGATCAAAGCGTTGGCGCCCTGGTGCGGCAAGAAGCACGGCGACAACACCCAAGAATCCAAGGTGTTTGAAAACCGCAAAGTGTTGTGGTGGTTGGGCGGTACAGCTGGCGGCAACTACCGGGAGAAAAGCCCGGATGAGGTGGGCTACGACGAGCTGTCGAACTTCGATGAAGACATTGATGGCGAGGGGTCGCCGACCTTTCTGGGCGATAAACGCCTTGAGGGTGCGACCTACCCGAAGTCAATCCGGGGTTCCACGCCCAAGCTGGCGGGCACCTGCCAAATCACACGTGCGGCCGAGGAATCGGCTTACCTGATGCGCTTCCATATTCGCTGCCCGCATTGCCGTACCGAGCAGACCCTAAAGTGGGGAGGCCCGGAAGAAGCGTTTGGCATCAAGTGGCTGAAAGACGAGCGGGGTGAGGTGGTCAAGGCCTGGTATCTGTGCGAGTCCGGCCATGGCTGCACGTTCGAACACTACGAAATGATCGAGGCGTCACGATCTGGTCGCTACATCTGCGAAAAAACCGGGATTTGGACGCGTGACAGCATGGAGTGGTTCGAAGCGGATGACGCGCCGATGCGCACGCCGCGCCGTCTGACGTTCCATATCTGGACGGTTTATTCAACGTTTACGACCTGGGTAAAGATCGCTGACGAGCGCGTGAAGGCTGGCAAGGATAGGGGCAAGCTCAAGACCTTCACCAACACCACGCTGGGCGAGACGTGGGAAGAAGATCAGACCGAGAAGGTCGATTGGGAATTGCTGCATGGCCGGCGTGAGGTTTACGCCGCCCAGGTGCCGCCGCGCGTTGTTGTTCTGACAGGCGCGATCGACACCCAGGACGACCGTTACGAGTTGCGGGTATGGGGCTGGGGTGCGGGTGAGGAAGCTTGGCTAATTGACCGCAAGATTCTGTACGGCGATCCATCAAGCGCGGTTCTCAAGCGCAAGGTAGGTCGAGAGCTGCACCGCATGTACACCCGCGCCGATGGCGCGGTTATGCGGATCGAGCGTTGGTGCTGGGACTCCGGTGGCCACCACTCGGACGCTGTCCGCGCCGAAAGTCGCAAGCATGGCGTGCATTGGGTGATCCCTATTTTCGGGGCCAGCACTTACGGCAAGCCGATTGCGAGCTTCCCAAGGCGCAAGGAGAAGAAATCTAAAACCTATCTGACCGAAGTCGGTACGGATAACGCCAAAGAGGTGATTTACAACCGCCTCAAGCTGCAACCGGACGGCAATCGCCCGGTGCCGGGTCTGGTGCACTTTCCGGCAGACGACCTGATCTGTGACGGCGACGAGCTGAAACAGCTAACCAGTGAAACGAAGAAATGGATCATGGCCCGAGGGCGCCGCGTGCTTCGCTGGGATGCCAGCAAAAAGCGCAACGAGGCGCTCGACTGCTTTGTGTACGCCTTGGCGGCGCTGCGTATCTGCCAAGAGAAGTTCGGCCTCGATCTTGAGTATCTGGCCCGCCAGAGCTCGGCAACGGATGACGAGGACGAGCCTGACGAGCCGGACGAGCCGGACGATTCAGACGAGTCGGACCACATCGATGAACCACAAGCGCCGGCCGCTGAGCCGGAGCCAGAACCTGAGCCGGCCCCTGCGCCGATCCAACCTCAACCAGACCACCAGTCTGCCGCCGGCGGCTGGATTGATACAGGAGCGAGCGCATGGCTGTGACAGCGCAGGATATGGTCGACAAGTACCTTCAGGCCGAAATGGACGTGTTGGCCGGTAAAGACGTGCAGTTCAACGGACGGCGCGTGGTTATGTCGGATCTGCCGTCGATTATCAAAGGCCGGCAGGAATGGGAGCGCCGTGTGGTGCAGGTACAGCGCGGAGGTCGCCCGGCTTATTCCCTGGCGTCGTTTGAATGAACCTGCTGGACAAAGCCCTGGCGCCGATGTTTCCGGGGATGGTCGCCCAGCGACTACGAGCGCGGAACGTGATAATGGCCTTCGAAGCCGCCACGGTCACGCGCACGCACAAAGCCAAAAAGCAGACGAAAAGCGCCGACGCTTCGCTGAATCGCACGCTCAAATCACTGCGCGAGCAGTGCCGCAAGCTGGACGAAGATCACGATCTTGTCACGGGCCTATTAGATCGCCTGGAAGAGCGAGTGGTGGGTGGGCCAGGCATTGCCGTTGAGCCGATTCCGATGGGCTATGACGGTGCGATAAATGTCGAGTTTGCAGCGCAAATCAAGGCGCTGTGGGGGGAGTGGTCACTTAAGCCCGAGGCGTCTGGTGAACTGACTCGGCCGCAAATGGAGCGGCTTATCTGTCGCACCTGGCTGCGCGATGGCGAGGCCTTGGCGCAAATGCTGATGGGCAATGTGGCCGGCTACGAGCATCTGCACGGCGTACCGTTTGCCCTGGAGTTGTTGGAACCGGATTACTTGCCCGTTGAGTACACCGACCTGTCCAAGGGCATCGTGCAGGGCGTTGAGCGCAACGACTGGCGCCGGGTGCGTGCTTATCACTTGCTCAAGTCGCACCCAGGCGATCAGCGCGGCATTTTTGCGCAGAACACCAAGCGCGTCCCGGCAGAGCAAATGATTCACATCGCGCACCGTAAACGCATTGGTCAGAACCGTGGCCAGCCGCTGCTACATGCCGTTTTGATCCGCCTGGCGGACATCAAGGATTACGAGGAAAGCGAACGGGTGGCGGCGCGGATCAGTGCGGCGTTGGCCATGTACATCAAGAAGGGCAATAACGAGGACTTTATCCCCCCGGTCAGCGGTGAGGTTCGTGCTGAGCGAACTTTCCCGCTCGCGCCCGGGATCGTGGTCGACAGCCTGTTGCCAGGTGAAGACGTCGGGATGATCGAAAGCAACCGTCCGAACACGTTCCTTGAGGGATACCGCAACGGCCAGCTCAAGGCGGTAGCGGCGGGTACGCGCGGCACCTTTTCCAGTGTTGCGCGCAGTTATGACGGTACCTACTCGGCACAGCGCCAGGAACTGGTCGAAGGCCAGTTGGGTTACGACCTGCTGCAGCATGAGTTCATTGACTACTGGTGCCGCCCCGTTTATCGAAAATGGCTCGAAATAGCGATTCTTAGCGGCCAACTGGTTGTGCCCGATAGCGTTGACCCTAAGACGGTCTATGGGGCGTTTTATCAAGGCCCGGTGATGCCCTGGATCAATCCGGTGCATGAGGCCACGGCGTGGAAGCTTCTGGTTGAGGCCGGCTTTGCAGATGAGGCCGAAGTGGCCCGGTCGCGGCAGCGCAACCCTTCAGAACTCAAGGCATCGCGCACGGCGGAAGTTGCCGCGAACCGCGAGAACGGGCTGGTTTACAGCTCGGACTACTACCACCAAATCTACGGGAAGAATCAGCCCAATGATGAAGAAAAACAACGGGCCGCTGATGCGGCCACGGGCGTCGATCAGCGCGACGAATAAGCCCGAGGAAAGTTGGTATTCCATCCGAGCTGCGTCGCGGGGGGTGGCCGAAATCATGCTCTACGACGACATCGGCGCGTGGGGGATCTCGGCTCGCCAGTTCGCGCGCGATCTTGCTGCACTCGGTGACGTGTCACAAATCAACCTGCGGATTCATTCAGGCGGTGGTGACGTGATGGACGGCACGGCCATGTACAACATTTTGCGCGGCCATTCGGCCCGCGTAGAGGTGTACATCGACGGCATGGCCGCGTCGATGGCCAGCGTTGTCGCGATGGCGGGTGACGTGATCTACATGCCGGCCAACTCCATGATGATGATCCACAAACCATGGGGCGGGCAGATTGGCGATGCCGACGACCTGCGCGAATACGCCGACTTGCTCGACAAGGTCGAGGGCACGTTGGTGCAGGCCTATGCACGTAAGACGGGCAAATCTGCCGAGGAAATCGCGGCAATGCTCAAGGTAACAACGTGGATGGATGGAAACGAAGCGGTGGCGGCCGGCTTCGCGGATCAGGTGTTAGAGCCTATCAAGGCCGCCGCACAACTTAATTCGAAACGTCTGGAGGAATACACCAGCATGCCTCAAACAATGCACACCTTGATGAATCCGCGCGGTTCGATTCCTGCACCTGCACCTGCACCTGCACCTGCACCTGCACCAGCCCCTGCCCCGGTCGCTACCCTGACGCCGGATCAAATCCGCGCCCAGGTGTTGGCCGATGAGGTGTCCCGTCGTGGCGGCATTGTGGCGGCCTTCGGTGCTTTCGGCGCCGCTCATGCGGATCTGCTGCGCACTTGCCAGGATGACGTCACTTGCACGGTCGCCCAGGCGCGCGAGCAACTACTGGCGGCAATGGGTGCGGGCACTGCGCCTGTCGCTTCCCTGCGTCACCCTGGCCACGTCGGCAACGGCAATCTGGTAGGTGACTCGGTACAAGCGTCGTTGCTGGGCCGCCTGGGCATCGAAGCCAACCAAGCAGACAACGCTTATAACCACATGACTTTGCGCGAACTGGCCCGTGCTTCGCTGCATGATCGCGGTATCGGGGTGGCGACTCTACGCCCGATGGATATGGTCGGTCTGGCGTTTACCCACGATGCCAGCGACTTCGGCAACATCCTGTTGGATGCCTCGCACCGTTCGCTGCTTGCGGGCTGGGAAGATGCCGAAGAGACCTATCACTTGTGGACTCGCCAAGGCCGTTTGAGCGATTTTAAGGTGGCCAACCGCGTCGGCCTGGGTTCGTTCTCGACCCTGCGTGAAGTTCGCCCAGGTGCTGAATACAAGTACATCACCCTCGGTGACACCGGCGAGACGATCCGCCTGGCCACTTACGGCGAAATCTTCAGCATCAACCGTCAGGCGATCATCAACGATGACCTCGACGCCTTGAGCGCGATCCCGCGGTTGATGGGCGCCGCAGCCCGCGCGACTATCGGTGATCTGGTGTATGACACCCTGATCAATAACGGCAAGATGAAGGACGGCAAGCCACTGTTCGACGCCTCGCGTAAAAATCTGTTTTCCGGCGCCGGTTCGGCGCTATCGATCGCGGCCATGAGTACGGCCAAGACCGCTATGGCGTTGCAGAAGGGCAAGCCGGCCAAGGAAGGTGAGAAGAACCGTACATTGAATGTGCGTCCTGCTTACCTCTTGTGCCCCGTGGCCCTGGAAGATCAGGCCAACCAGTTGATCCGCTCCACGTCGGTGCCAACTGCCCAGGTCAACGCCGGCGTGGTCAACCCAATCCAGAACTTCGCCCAAGTAATCGGCGAGCCGCGCCTGGACGACAATTCGTCCTCGACTTGGTATCTGGCTGCGAAGCAGGGTAGCGACACCATCGAAGTGGCTTATCTGGATGGCGTCGACGTGCCATACATCGACCAGATGGAAGGTTTTACCAGCGACGGTATCGCGACGAAGGTTCGTATTGACGCTGGCGTCTCTGCGCTCGATGCGCGAGGCCTGAACAAGTCTGTCGGCGCGTAACTCGCCGTCCACCCCCAAAGCCCCGCCTAGTGCGGGGTTTGTTGTTTCTGGATAGGAGAAAAATGGCCATGGCCACGAATCATGTAAGCAGTGGTGAAACCGTTACGCTGCCGGCCCCAACTGGCGGTTCTGTCGCCGGCATTCCGCAGATGATCAACGATCTGGCGGTGATCCCGATGAGTACCGGTCCCAAGGGAACGATCATCGTTTACCGCCTCTGTGGCGTCTGGAGCGTCCCGGCGGATGCGGCTCTGAAAGCTGGCATGAAAGCCAACGTCAAGGCGGGCGCGCTGGTGCTGCCTGCCACCGCTGACTCGTTCCCGTTCGGCAAAATGCAGTCTGATTCCGTCGGTGGTTATGCCGACGTGCTGATCGTTCAGTAATGGCCCTCGCCCGTTTCAGAGAAGTGGCTGACCGTGTGGACGCATTGCTGGT